GGTCAGATCCACGCCGAGAGCTACCACACGCTAGATATGAAACTGAACAGCCGAGGCCAGTTTGACGCGGCCGATGTCGATCGTGCGTATGTGGGGCTGGGCAGGACAACGTCGGACATCATCGCAGACGTGGTCGCGCAGGCCAGAGACAGGCAAGGGGTGATGATCTTTGCCGCGACGGTGCAACATGCCTACGAGTGCTTCGCCAGCCTGCCACAGGAGCTTTCTGCGATCGTGACGGGCGAGACGCCGAGAGAAGAACGCGCGGACATCATAGCTCGTTTTAAAGCCCGCGAGATCAAGTACATCGTCAACGTATCGGTGCTGACAACTGGTTTTGACGCGCCACATGTGGATTTGATTGCGATGCTACGCGCGACGGAATCGGTCGGCCTGCTGCAGCAGATCATCGGTCGCGGCTTGCGGATCAGCGAGGGGAAGGACGATTGCTTGATCCTCGACTATGCCGAGAACATCGAGCGGCATTGCCCAGATGGCGACGTGTTTGACCCGACCATCAAGACAACCAAAAGCAAAGAAGAAGCCATTTACGTTAAATGCACATGCCCATTATGCGAGGCGGAAAATGAGTTCAAGGCAAGACCAAACGACACGGGATACAACATATCACCTAGTGGGTACTTTTGTGATCTCGACGGGAACTTGATACCATCAGAGTACGGGGACGTTCCGGCGCACTACGGCAGAAGATGCGGAAGTAAAGTATTGGTTGCAGGGCAGCTCGTCCAATGTGCGTATCGATGGACAGCAAAGCAGTGCCCGCACTGTGAGGCTGACAACGACATAGCGGCTAGGTATTGCGCCGAATGCAAGGGCGAGATCGTCGACCCGAACGAGAAGCTTCGCGCTGCGTTTAATGAGAAGAAGGGCGACCCTACGAGGCGTCAGACGGACAAAGTGTTGAATTGGGAAGTTGCCAGCACGATCAGTCAGTCCGGCCGCGAATGCTGGCGCATCAACGTGACGACGCCATACAGGACGTTTGCATTCTGGGTGTTCAAGGCACCGACGTGGTCATCTGGCTTCACGGACAGGGCTGCGTTTCTCGGGTTAGGCGGAAAGCCGCCTGAGACGATCACGTACCAGAAAGATCCTAATACAAAGTTTTATAAGGTTCATGCTTACAATCGGAGGGCAGATGAAATTCCCCAGTGACATTCCAGTTTATGGCGACCAATTGTATCGCGGCGAATGTCCGAGCGAGACGCTCGAGCAGGTGACGTTCTTCTCAAGGCTGCGAACTTGGTACGGTGATTCGTATGGGCTGATTGCCCTACACCCGCGCAATGAAGGGCAAAGGACGTGGTCTAAGGCGGCGTTTGAACGGGCCGAAGGCATGACCAAGGGCGCATCCGATATTATAATCCCCGGCTCTCCTACGTTTGTTTGTGAGATCAAACGTCGGGATCATACAAAGTCTAAATGGCAGGATGGGCAGCAGGAGTTCTTAAATGTCGCGAAAGAAAAAGGCGCGTTCGTCTGCGTCGCGCTCGGGGCAGACGCAGCTATCGATGCTTTCGCAGACTATCTGGCCGAACGCGGTGAGGCCTAGCACAGCAATCGATGCAGTTATGGAAGGGGCTGAGAGGCTTGAAGACCAGAGCCCGTCCATACAATCTTGCTGCACGTTCTACATATATCGAGAAGCCAAAAGAATCATGCGGCATAAGACGAAAGTTAATAGGGTGGACGCCCTAAATAAATTGCCTGAATTGCTCCGACCGCATGTTAGAAAAGAAGTGGAAAGACTATGGATAAGAGACAAATAGCTGAAATTATTGGTTTTTTTTGGGCCATGGGGCTGACAGGTTATGCCATAAGAATTTTTTTAATTGCCGTCAAAAAGCCAGTTGACGGGTAAAATTTTATCCGCTATACGTATGTTCATCAGCGCGGTGCTGATTAGATTTTAGATGTAGATGGAGATTTCAAATGTCAAACCGTTCCCTCGCCGACCAGTACGCCGATCAAGACTTCGCAGAAAAAGCTGCCGCAGATGCCAAGAAAGTTCTCAAGGCTCAGATCATTGAGCTTGGCACAGAGTTGGTCGATGGCGACCAGTACGACGTTAAGGTATCATTGTCTCAGCGTTCAGTAATGGACTTCGACAAATTATTTGCCACCTACGGCATAACCGAAGAGCAGTTCAAGCTGTTCTCGGCATGCACTAAAGAAGGCAAGCCTTTTGAAGTTCTCAAGGTTGTACCAAAGAAAGGATCCACAGAATGACCCTACCGACCATCATGTCGGTCGTTAATTACAAGAAGCTTAATTCATCGACGAAAATTCTTTGGATTAAGCTTTTTGACCTATACGGCTATAAATCGTTTTCGGGCGCGTATGAAGAAATGGCAGATGAAGTTACCAGTAGGCGCTGGACTGTACGAGCTCAAATATGGAAGCTTCAAGAAGTCAACGCCATTGATGTTACATCCTATTATGAGAAAGGTGCCGTAGGACAAGTAGGAAACACATATCGTCTTATAAATCCCAAGGATTGGAAAAATGCCTAACATGTTAGATTATGAGCGCCTTGTGCGCCAGAATGCAGATCTCCGCGTCGAAAACGCGAAGTTAAAAGGAAATTATAAAGTTCAAGGAAGGGATGAAGAAAGATGGAATTGGATAGAGAGGCAACCATTGACTGGAGCGAAGAAGGAGGAACTTCGCCTTCGTTTAGTGATACGAGATTGGGAGGAGCGGTACGACATCTTGTCGGAGCTTTACGCCCAGCGAGAACTGAGCCCGACAGTGGAATGGCACCAAGTGAAGATGGATCGGGCAGCCCGTCAGAGGCTCCAAACGGAAATGGCGTCACGCCGTCAATATCGAGCATATTGGCTGCAGCTGATCGTCGACAAATTGAAGATCTTAACAAAATGGAGAGTAAAATAATGTTAGTTAATAATCGTGAAAAGACCCATGGCAATTTCCGCGACAACGCAACCATGAGCCAAGGGCTAAAAGACGTCATGCGTGGCGGTAAAAACTGGAATACCCTTAACGACATGCAACGTGAATCGCTCGAGATGATTGCAGTGAAGCTGGGACGCATTCTGACGGGCGACGCGGGCTTCAGGGACCATTGGGATGACATCGGCGGCTATGCCCAGCTGGCAAGCTCTAATGCGAGCCCTAGCATGCCACAGGTTAGCCTAGATCTAACGCAGGCAATTAACCAATGAAGAAATGGAAGGGATACGCTATTCTGACTGGTGTGTTATTATTGGTCAGTTATTGGTGTGCATCAGTCCTTGAAGGCGTTACTGGACCGACATCCACTGAGATATGGTTCGGCGCTGCTTCGTTATTTACGGGAGTAGGCGCTTTAACTTCGGGAGTAGCGGCTATTACTGAATGGGAGATATTAGGACCATGACAAAAAAAGGATGGCTGGGGCCTTACGCTCCAGCCGCCCGCCATGCGGATGACAAGACGCTGGCGGACCTCATAGACCTACGGAAGAGGCTTGCAGAGGCCGAGATGCAGCGCGACAATGCGTTGGCGGCCGTTACCAAGTTGCACCAAGAAAACAAGCGCCTTATAGATTGGATGCGGCATGTGGGATATTCTGCATCTGTAGCATTGAAAGACAAATTATGACCTACTATCGTCTCATGGGTGAACAACGAGGTTTCTTGGCCCGTGGGTCTATGCTAATAGATGAGAACTTGGAGTACAACGAAGCAGTCGAGCTTCTTCAAGATGTAAAAAATGAAATGCCTTTATGGAAATTTTGGTTAGTTGAACAGGAATTTATAGATGAAAAAGTACAATCGGGTATTCGTTCCGAACCCGAACCTTCGGTTTGATCCAGAAGAGTTAGCATCGCTTGGCAATTCAATCATATACGTCTGCGACCTGCCGATGTTTGACAACCTTATTGGCGATGAGAACGTGCATCGTTTTGAGGGACGCATAAGGGAGCGTCTGGCAGACTTCGACCCGAACGAGGATGTGGTCGCCTACTATGGCGACAGTATGATCTTTGCGATGATGATCATGTGGCTGGCCGACAATTTCGACGCGTTTGACGTAGCCCGCTACTCGTCAAAGCAGCAGGCATACGTCATCCGCGAATTGTCGTATCAGAAGTTTATTCAGTAGGCGCGGCAGGCTCTTCTGCGACAGGGGCAGGATCGGCAGCAGGGGCAGCATCTACAACAGGGGCAGGGGCAGGTGCAGCGGCCGCAGATTCAATCTGTGGTTTCGCCTGTCCGTGAAGCAGTTGGATGAGATCCGCTACTTCTGCGTACACACCTGCGCCAAGGTGCTTTAGAACAGTGTTAACGTGCGCTACGGTTAGTTTGAGATCAAGTTCAAGGTTTTCCATTATATACCCCTATTGGCTATTGCTAGTGCCTTGGCGACGGTAGTGTCATCCAAGTTGAGTAAAGGCTCGGTCTGTTGAGCCTGTTTCTTTCTAATCTTTTCAGACAAGGCAATCAAGCGATGGGCTTCAGCCTTTGCGTCTTTTCTTACGGCGCCGCCCGTCTTGCGACCGATCCGGCCGCCGGCTGCGTGTTGTTGTTGTAATTCAGCTTGACCAAGGCGCGTAGCGCCATATGTCGCGGGCACAGAGGTAGCATAGTCGGCAGCCGTTCCAACGGGTGCAAGATACTTACCCGCTTTTCCTACGGCATATTGCGTGGCGCCCCCAAGACGAGGAGACGAGGCAAGAGCGCCACCGACAAGGCCCGGCCAAGTGGCAGGGTGAGACAATGCCGCAATGCCTGCCAATGGGTATTCAATATATTGATGCAAACCCTGTGCAACCCATGGGTGTGTAGCCATGCCTGCGAGCATATAAGGCAAAGTTTTTCCCGATTGGGTCTGAGCCAATTTGTTAATGAGGGGCATATCGGTCCCCTTTGCTTCTTTTAACATTTTAGCAAGACGAGCAGCATCTGTTGCTTTATTATTAAGACCAAGAGTTTTTTGGAAATTATTTAACTCGTCCTTCCAATTACTCCAATTGTCCATCATGTCGGCGTATTTTGAATCTTGATCCGCAATAGTTTCTCGAATGGAACTGGCAATGTCGCCTATTTTTCCTTTAAATGCACCGGGTGCGGTCCCTGCCAAACTACCAATTGATTGTTTTAGATTGTCCAAATCAATCATTGTCCGAGCGGAAGGGTCTTGGCTCAATTTAGTTGCGTTGATTTGATCATTTATGTCCTGAACGGTGTTTCTCATATTAGAAAAGCGATTTGACGTCCCACCTGAGTTCATAAAATCATTTAACTCATCCAGTTTGGCCTGAATTTTATCCATAGGTAGTTGAACTTGAGATTTAGCCAAATTAGCTTTGTCCGACAAATATGAATCTGTTGCCTGTTGTTTTAATTCATCAACACCGTCCATCGCAGTATCTGCAATTTCAGAAATACTGCCTTGCCCCCGTTGAAATTTTTTATAGGCTAAAGCATTTTCAGC